TTGGATATAGTCGAAATGGAAAAGTATAGGGGTTCTCTCCACGTACATAAGAAACATATCCAATGAGTTTTCGTTTCAATAAGTCTCGACCACTTTCTACTACTACTTGTCCATTTTGATTGACTTCTTCGTGTTGAAACTCGCCGTTTTTATCAAGAATTTGATGCAAGCGCACTTGTGCTCGGTTATCATTGACACTCATTAGATTTACCAAGGAAACGATTTCATCGGGTTGATTATATACTGGTGTAGCAGATAATAGTATAAATCGAGTATTATTGCAATACGTTGCAATTTGTTTCAATATTTTAGCGGATCGTTTGGTTTTTCCTTTGGCGTCATCATCAATATTATCCGTTCTGGCTAGAATATTTTGAATTTCATCTACAATAATCAATCGGTTATCAAATAGTTGTTGAATTTTAGCGATTGCCTTTTGTTTTTGTTCAATGACTGTAGGTGAATCTTTTTCATGTATTGGTTTTAGATCCATTAATTCTGGACTATGCTCTTTTACCATGTTCTCAATGGTTACTGCATTCTCTTTCATAATACCACTTTCTACGGATTCGTATCCAGTAAAAATATAGTATTTCTTGATTAAAAATCGGATTCGTCGTGTAATATCTTCTTTTGACATTCCTTCGGTATCTTGTGGGTTAATTTCTCTCAATAATGCATTTCCAATACAAGTATTCAAAGTCCATTTGTTTTTGAAAAATACCAATTTAGCTGGATCAAATAATTGAAGGCGGAAATTGTCTTGTACATTTGGTGATGCAATAACCATTATTTTACGTTTGATGCCTGTTTGTTTCATAAACGAACGCATTTCTTCTGCGATTCCAATTGCACTGCATGTTTTTCCTGTACCGAGCTCATGAAACAGTAAAAGACTATTATATGGTGTTTCTGATGACATGAAGTTACGTACAAAGTGTTGATGTGGTAATATTTCGAATTCGCTTTCACATGCTTCATCTGCTTTCTCTCGAATATCATTTGCGATTGTACCATCATATTGGTGTTCTTTAAACTCTTGTTTTTGTGCAATTTTGATGTTGAAATTTGGATCATTCACATCTGGATATAAATCGGCATTGAAATCTGGTTTGTTTTTCATAGTATTGTATGTTTTTAATTCTTCTTTGAACAATTTGTCGTTTTCATTTTGTACGTCTGGCTCAATATCAATTAACTCATTGTCCTTATTTTTGTTTTCGTCTGCAGTAGCATCATTTTTAACATCAGCAGTGTTGTCATTTGCATCAGATTCTTTGTTCTGCTCTTTAGATTGACTTGTATTTGGGGTGAAGATATTTGCAATAGCGGCTGGTAATATTTTTTGTAAAATACTAGGTGATTCAGTATTTATTGGTTCTTGTATTGGTTCTTGTGTTAGTTCTTGTATTGGTTCTTGTGTTAGTTCTTGTATTGGTTCTTGTGTTGGTTCTTGTATTGGTTTTGGTTGTGATTTACGAGTTTTTTTAACAGGAACACAATCTCCCTTTTTATTTTTACGAGTACCATTTGGACATCGTCTCTTCTTAATAAGAAGCGGGTCTTCTTCTACAGATTCTTCTTTAGCAGGTTCTTCCTCTTTTGCTTCTTCGACAGATTCTTCTTTTGCAGGCTCTTCCTCTTCCTCTTTTTTTTCCTCAACTGATTCTTCTTTTGCTTCTTCTACAGATTCCTCTTTAGCAGATTCCTCTTCTTTTGCTTCTTCGACAGATTCTTCTTTAGTAGGTTCTTCTTCTTTTGCTTCTTCGGCAGATTCCTCTTCTTTTGCTTCTTCGACAGATTCTTCTTTAGCAGGTTCCTCTTCTTTTGCTTCTTCGACAGATTCTTCTTTAGCAGGTTCCTCTTCTTCCTTATCATTCTCAGTGGGTTCTTCTGTAGGAATAACAACGGTATTCTTTTTTTTCCGAGTTTTACGATCAGCCATCAATTCTTCACGAAGGACGCATCGTTTTTTCTTTACACTCCATCTAGTACCTCTAGGACAACGTCGTTTTTGCTTTGCATTTTCGACTTGATTTTGTACCAAAGGTTCTGGTGGTTGATATGGTGGCGATATTGTACTACTACCATTTTCATTTGTAGTCTGCATATTATTCTTTATAATAAGAAGACATTATATTTTTGTAATAGAAAACACACGTGTTTTTTGTAAACAATGATCTATATTTTTGATGACTTGTATTTTTTCTAAATTATATGGTCTTATTTTTTCGAGACATTCAGATAAATTCATCCAATTCATACCACTTACTTCGGATTTTTGGTATTTATGCTCAGATATACTATTTTCATAAGAAATGTTCATCAAATAATATTTATGCCTGTAAGAATTATAGTTCGATCCAGTAAAAGTTTCTTCCATAGGAACTATATTACGCACATTTGTTAATACATCACTATGGTATCCAGTTTCTTCGGAAAACTCCCGAACAGCACAATCATAATCGGATTCTTGTGAATTTCGTCGTCCTTTAGGAAACCCCCATTCAGGTTCATCCCAATTGCAGTATAACTTGCTTTCTTCGATAAGCGTTTTTAAATCAAAATATTCTTTGGTCTCCTCAATCGTTATCCCGTTTATTAATTCGACGACTCTTTCTTTAATTCCATTAACAGTACATCCTTCTCGCACTGCATAATATTTTTGAATTAATACATCTTTTTCTCGGTGAGTCATTTGAAGAATCATATTCATAATATATTGCTTTTGATCCAATGAAAATTTCCCACGTAGAAAATCAATATAACCTAAAGTATCTTTTCTACGGATCATCAAATACTGATTTTCATTATTATAACTTCGATATGCAATTACTCCTATGCTCGTAATTGGGATTTTACAAATGTAAAATAAATGACCGTGTTTTCCACAATTATTACAAAGTAAATCATTATTTGTATTAATACCTGTATTATATAGCTGTGGTTGATGTGTTTGTGAATTATATGATGATTTTTTATTTGATCCTGTAGTATTATGATTACGGTTTCCAAAAGCAGTAGAGGACGACATATTATTACGTGTTAGATGTGATTGATTAATAGTTTTTTTCGTTTTATTTGATTGATTGTTATGTATGTTGTTTTGAACATGATTAATCATTATAATGGAATAAAAAGGTAACCAAATGGTTTTTATCTTGACTTATTAATAGTAAATGACTTTAGTTTAAATCGTTTTATATATTTGTATAAATATATAAATCAGTTCGTTCAAGTACAAGATGAAGAACTTAAATCCAGACGTATGGCTTCCTCATTTTTGGTTTTTTCTTTATACTGTAGCGCATAGTTACCCAGTATTTCCAAATGCAGTAACCAAACGGAAATATTATGATTTTGTACAAAATTTGCCCTTGTTTATACCGCATGATAGAGTCCGTAAAATCATGATACAAATATTAAATGATTTCCCCGTGACGCCTTATTTAGATAACCAAGATTCTTTTACGTATTGGATCCATTTTATTCAAAATCGGGTCCATCATGAATTAGGAAAAATAGAAAAAACCCATTTAGAGCATTTGGATGAATATTACAACAATTATTTACCACCTACTTATTCTCTTTCGAAAAAATTCGGTATTCAAAAACATCATATTACATACGTACTTATTGCAGCTTGTGCTATTTTTATATTAATGGGTACAAAATAAATGGTTATAAAATAATATCGACTTATTGTATAATTTCATTATAAAGAAAGATATATAGAAAAACAGTAAAAAGTAAAGATGCGTATAGAAATTGTAATATTTTTAATAACCGCCTTTTTAATGGGAAATCTATACACAGAAGGCAAATGGTTGAAGAAATTTTTATCATATAAAAAATACTATCAAATGGCGGGAATTGCATTTGGAGGTTTAGTTATGTGGTGGCTAGTAAAAAAGAACCCGAAAAAAGCTAATGAAATGTTTTCGGCATCTCACGAATACTTGAAATATTTACCAGTAGATCAAAGTACGAGTAATGTCATTTCCCCCATTTTAGATTTTACGGCAAGACAAAATTTCGCTTCGTCTATGAGTGGTGGAAGTAATCAAACTGCTAGTGGTGGATCGTACAGTATGATGAACATGTTTTTACCTAAAGCACAATCTTCCACCAATCAATATGCAGAATCTCGAATCATTAATTCCGGTAAAAAAGCGACAAAGCGATCCGTAAGTGAAACAAAAAAGAAATTCGTAGCAGCACAGCAAAATTGGAAATGTGGTGATTGTGGTGAGCAACTTACTGCTTGGTTTGAAGTAGATCATAAAATGCGGTTAGAATATGGCGGAAGTAACCATATTGATAATTTAGTCGCTTTATGTAGAGAATGTCATGGTAAAAAAACCACTATCGAGAATTTATAAATGCAATAATATGACGTATATAATGTAAATAATGTAAATAGATATAGTATAAGTAAATATCTATTTAAGTAAAATGATTAATTCTATATTACCTAAAAATTTAGAAACACGTAGGTATTTTATACAAGTTGCTTCAAAATATGGTACAGTAGTAGTTCTAATATTATATTTTGTTTTACTTTTCTCTCAAAATGTTAAAGATGATGATTCATTTAGTAATAATAAAATTGCATTTTATACCATAGCAGTAGTGGCGCCTTTATTATTGCTTTCGTATTTTGTTCTCTCGAATGTAGAAGATAAAAAGTATTTAGCATTGGTTGCTCTAATGATATTGACTATTTTACTTACATTATTAGGTTCAGCTGTTCCTTCGTCTGGTAAAACGGTTAATAATTTCATCGAATATTTGACGGAACAAACCGAGCTACCACCCATGTCTCCAGTTGCATCATTTTTAATTTTATTTGCTTCAAAACTACTATTAATATGCATGATTGTGGTAGCTTTATCCATTATATTCAATGTATTTTTGAATGAAACTTCGAAATCCAGTGGTCTTTTAGGGATTATAACTTACGCTATTTTTTTAATACCTTGTTATGTAAGTGATTATTTGAAATATATTTTCAAAGAACTAACAACTACACCAAAAGTAGTGTATGCCCTATTATTTATCGAGATTATATTGATTTCGTTGTACTTGTTAATACCATTATTACTTCGCAAGTATCAAGTAAAGAATAGTAATCAAATTGTCACATCACCGACTTATTTCTATTTTGAAAATATTATTGCGAATTCCAAACAATTACATCCCCAAAAAACTGTTTCATTTCCATACGATGGAGCTTTAGCGAAAAATCAAGCACATAATTACTGTTTATCGATGTGGATATACACAAATGCACCATCATACGGAAAAGATCAAGAACAGTTGATGTTTCGTTATGGTAGTGTGTCTAATCCAAATGTTGGTTGTCCTTATATATCTTGTAAAGGAAACGGTAAATGGAAAATTGTAGTGTCTAATGCTTATACAGAACTATTGACTATGCAAAATATAGATTGGGAGAGATATTATGCGGATCATACTGATGTTGCGGATCATTCTAGTTATGGATACAATGTTAAAAATGGTGCATGGAAACATTACGATAAATATGGTCGAAATGAATTAAGAGAAGTTCATAAAAAAATTACCAAAGGGACATTTGATTACGAAACATATTTAGAAGAGTTAGGTCAAGTATATATTCGAGACAACAACATCGATGCGTCATTGGAAGGTGCATGGAAGCATTATTTAGAAAATGGTGTTCAACTTTTACATGACTCATCGAAAACAAACATTGATCGACAGCATATACGAAACAGGGAATATTCATGTAACATAGAAGATAAAACGGTCGAATATAAAGTACCTCTTCAAAGATGGAACAATTTAGTGTTTAATTATCATGACAATATGGTCGATATTTTTCTCAATGGAGAATTAGCATCTACTATATCTTTAGCAGAAAATTGCATTCCATATTATGGGGAAGAAATGAATATGACAATTGGTAATGATAAGAATACATTACATGGGGCAATTTGCAATGTACGTTATTCTCAAAATATATTGTCTTCAACAAAAATTGCTCAAAATTACAATTTATTAAAATTACGAAATCCACCAATATAAATAATCTTAATACACAATATATACACGATAACAATATTTAAAAATGAATTATACTCTTGTTTTTCTAGGAATCATACTCTTGTTTGTTATATATATATTATACAAAGTTCTTGATGAAAAAAGTCGAAGGGTTGCAAGTAAAATGGATTTAAAAGTTACCAATAATACTGTATCTGTAGAAAATACAGGAAAGGCTGATTCTACACGATATTATATTAGCACCTGGATTTACGTAAATACTATTCCTGACAGTGATACCACTATATATAAATTAGAGGATTCATCAACTAAATATTTAGACATTTTACTAACCAGTAGTGCTGTATTGAAGTACAAGATTATGAATACTGATCCAAGCGAACAAACCTATACAATTATGAACAATTTCCCCTTACAAAAGTGGGTAAATATCATTGTAAGTGTAGATAACAATGTTGTCGATTTGTATATCGACGGTAAATTAATCCGATCACATAAAGTAGAAAAAGGGATACAACAGATGGGGAAAACTGGTACAAATATAATATTTGGAAACCCAGTTGATGCTTATTTAGCAAAAATGGAAAGACAACCAAAGGCGATGGATCCAACCAACGCTTGGAATAAATATATGGAAGGAAATGGTGGAAACTACTTTAGCAAAATGTTTGCAAATTACGGGGGTAATTTTACATTGACAAAAGATGACTTGGACGTGCAAAAATTTCAGTTATTTTAAACCCGTTAGGCTATAATTGATAACATTCAAGTGGCGAAAATATTACTTTAGAAAAAAAATCTTACCTATCAATATAATATATAATAATTATACTGATAAAAATGGATAAACCAATTATAGAACAAATCAAAGAAAGTGTTCCAACAGCTAATGATATTAAAGAAGGGTCTTTGAACGCAATGGATTCTATTAATGAAAGCATCGATGAAGCTAAAAATGGTATAACGCAATCACTGCAAGAGTTTTCGAATAAATCTATAGTAGATGCAAGTGCAGAGTTTTTGGAGTCAAATTCATTGTTAGCCAAGTTTGCTTTTATATTTCTAGTTTTTATTATTTTCATGATCATATTAAAAGTCGCTATTGCAATAATGGGTTTTTTCTTATCTCCAAGCAGAAGTCCATACGTAATAAAGGGAAAAATAAACGGATCTGAATTTGTAGAAATAAGTCAAGATCCAAAGAAAGAGGATAGTATTCCTATTTTAAAATCAAATGATCGTCATCGTGGTATTGAATTCACTTGGTCATCTTGGTTATTCATGAATGATACACAAGAAAATTCTAAATTCTCTCCTATTTTTATTAAAGGTAATAACACCAAAGACGGAGACAATGTTTTTTTAACAAATGGACCTGGTGTCTATGTAAAACAAGATTTAAGCGGTGGTTTCCAACACCAAACTATTCATATATTAATGGATCATGTTGATTCATTAGCAGTATCAGACAAAAATAAAAATATAGATGCATCAAATCTAGCTGATAAAACTGAATTGAATAAAGCACGGGATCATATTGTAATTGACAATATTCCTATTAAGAAATGGTTTCATTTAGCGATTCGTTTGCAAAACATGATCATGGATGTATATGTAAATGGTACAATCGTAAAAAGACATAATTTGGACAAAATTCCAAAACAGAATTACCAAAATATTTTAGCTGGGGTTGATTTCAAGGGAAATTTAGCCGATTTACGGTATTTTGATAGAGCCTTGAACGTATTTGAAATTAATAATATTGTCATGTTTGGTCCAAATAGTCGCCCTAGTGATCGGTCAGTTGATAGTTCTAGTCGATCGGGCAACTTCTCGTATTTATCAAGGATGTGGTACAATGAAGCACATAATCCATAAGTCAAAAAAATATATTAATATATATGACAGAAAATAGTGAATATTGTATTCAAAGAAATTTCCGCCAATTGTTCCCAAAACCAACTACTCGATTGACTTTACAATCACCTTATGGTCAAGGGTACAGCAATTTCGATTTATCTATGCGACGCAAAACTGAAATATTAAAATATAACACTCCTTCTACTTCGGGGGCGAAAACTAATACATTGACTCGTAGAGAACGTTTCTCTCAAATTGCAAGAGGATTTAGTCCCCAACAAAAAACTGTACGAAATGCTACATCAGAACAACTAGCGTTTTGTGATTCTAGTATGAATACTACATTATCAAACAAAGCGAATATTCCCGGACCAGCAATACCATTGTACGAAGACAAAAATGTACCTTTATATATGTTTACACAACCCGATCGAAATTTCAATGATAATGTTGATGAGAGCGAAAGCATATTTGCATTTTATCCTACATCTAATGAAATATTAAATGACTCAGGTACAACTATTACATTTGAAAAAAATGTACGAACACAATTAGGCGTTTTACACATTATTCGCAATGATTTCGAATCTACATTATCATTTATACTTAAATTAGTAATCGATACTGTATCTATACCTGTATTACAAGTATCTGTAAATGGAAGTTTAATACAACAAACAACAAATTATCAATATACAATTTCCAGTGCAAATGGTTCAGGTACATATGACTTGACCATTTCCAATATATTAATACCAAGCGATCAACCTTATTATTTTGTATTTTCTTTATCGTTTAACAGTAAAATATTGGTAAATACCGAAAGTATTCTCATGAACTTAGTCTAAACCAAATTATTATATGATAATCATTTTTTATTATCATTTAATTCTGTTTTCTTTTTTGTTTTACTTTTGTCCATTAGTAGGATTGGCTACATTTAGACACATATTTTCATTGGGGAAAATTTGTCCAGACATACATTTATCACTTTCCGAAATATCAATACAACCGCGTTTATTTTGATATTCACCCACTAAACACCATTTTGTTTTAGAAGATGAGAGAGATTTTTGAATTGTATCTTCAGGTGCATCAGCTTCGGGTTCTTTTAATGTGCGTTTGTTTTTGGAAGATGGTTTTCCAATAGCATCATCGCCAATTAATATATTACCAATGTTTTGTACAGTTCCTTCTGCTATATCAATACCATGTTTAGCAACATCGGCAGTAACATCGGCTGTTTTATTGATAGCAGTACCAGTAGAATAACCCACAAACTCTAATAAAGAATCGACTAAAGGTTTTACTTTTGTAATAATATTATTTAGCAGATCACCGGATTTATTCAATAGGTGAATCCCATAATATGACAAAATGACTAAAATCACTAAAATAATAATCATAATCGTTTTCCAATCAATAAGAGGGGGTACAGTAAATGATACATCGTTGCTACTGGTTGATGATGATTGTATAGATGGTGATGTTGTAGATGACGCGGTTGATGTACTGGGTGTATTCAAAGAAGAGTTATCGGTAATGGAAAATAAATTGTAATTTGTTTTTTTGTTATTTGTCATTCGACTTGCTTTATCTTGAGGCATTTCTTCCATAATTTCCATATATTCTCGTATTTAAATTGTATATTATATATGTGTATTGTATTTTTTGCGTTAAAGTATATAAGAATATATAGGATAATACTGTAAATGATGACTTTTTATTCTCTTTTAGAAAGTTTTCTCTTTGTGAGTATGGGTCTAGTCTTTGTACTCATTGTTTTAATGGTTTATCATTTTAAGAAAAAGATCGATAATTTAGAGAAAAAAGTAGAAACATTATCAGTGATCAATAAAACCTTGGTAAATGTGGTGGATGAGTTCGATATACAAACAAAAAACGGAGGAATGCCTAAAACTAATAGTGCTCAGTCGCTAATGAATCCATTCTTTTCCATGCCTAAAGACGGTTCAAATATAGTTTTTACTGATTTCCCCGAAGCTGTAAATAGTGAGTTTCCGTCAGATTGGAAACAATCGAATGATTTTTATAAAAGCATTATTGTCTCAGATGAAATGTTAGATCCAAATCTACCTCCTATATTAAATTATAAAGTAGAAGGGGGTACTGAATTAGATGATATACACACCTGCAGTACCGGTTCTAATGAGAGTAACGTACAAGAATCAACAAGTAATGATACAAATATGGAAGAATTGGATTTTACTGAAAATAATGGAAACATACAAGTAACTAAATTAGAAACTGATTCAAGTAATGGCGATAACATAGATGCTGCTAGTAACAGCTTACCAGTAGATGTGATTATCGATGATGCAGTAGAATCAGTTTTAACAGAAGATCCTGATCATCACCAAGATAATGAATCAGTTCAAAATGAAATACCTATAACACCGCAGGCTATATCGACAAAAGTTACTAAAAAGAGTCTTCAAAAAATGAACGTTCAAATGTTGAAAGCCATGGTAATACGCGATGGTATTTGTACAGAACCCAGTAAAATGAAGAAAATCGAATTAATTAATATGGTTTTACAATTTTATCAAGATCAAGAAAAAGAATCGGATAACGAACCTGATATTGGAAGCATATCCGATCAAATAGAACCGGAAGTGGAATCAGATATAAAGGAAGAAAAAAATGATCAAGATGAAGACTAAATATACATAAAATCAGTAAAATGTAAATAGAGAGAAACCGAATATTATACTAATTTATTTAGGCGTTTTTCTCTCCATATTTTATATACTTTCATTTTATAATGAGTTTGCATAGTAGTTACACCGGTGTATCATTAAATACAGCATATCAATCTTTTCCTAAATCGTCAATAGGATACCAATCCAACAATCAACAAAAGGATTTTCCCCCGTTGATGAATGATGGACGTTCAGTGTTGTGTTCGTGGCAACCTGGTGCAGTGGTCAATGAAAATATCTTAAAAGAAAATAACATCCAATCCAATTGGGAATATAGGCGTTATTTAACACATAATAGTGTAAATATTCAAAAGAATTTGTTACGTGATGCGATGAATGATGTAGGATATAGTATTCGCAATGAAAAACCCGATTTAAACAAGGAATTTTCAGCACCAAAAGTCTATAAATCTATCCAAGAGCCAATGTCACATTTACAAGCATCTTCTAGTGATTTACAATCGATCTATTTATCCCGAGAGCAATTGTATTCACGAATGGAAATCCCCACATATAAGATTGAAACTCCCGCTAAATAAACCCAATATTCATTTTATATGAAAAATACCATATAAAATGATCATGTACAAGATACTGATACCAGAGTACCAATCATTATGTCTCGGCTAATTAGTTTTGATGTAGGAATTAAAAATATGGCGTATTGTTTATTTGACCTATCTTCAAATACAATTGTAGAATGGAATGTTTTAAACTTATGCGAAGATGTATCTGTACAGTCATCAAGTATTGGTGGAAATAATACAAGGGTCAATTGTACAAGTGTATTGCAAAATGGTAAGACGTGTAAGAGTGTTGCAAAATATAGAAAAAACGAGCAGTGTGCTTGTGAAAAACATGCTAAAATGTCTAAACAATATTTTTTACCGAAAAAGGAGAATGGAAAAACATCTTTAGGGAAATTATCATTAGTAGATCTTCAAGATCGATGGAGAGAAACTTTAGGAAAAACCATCACTTTCTCTCAAAACACAATTCCTAGAAGTAAATCAGGAATTATAAAAGAATTAGTCGAGTATTTTGAAAAGACATCATGGGTACTTATACCTAAACCGAAGAAGATCAATGCTGGTAAAGTTGATTTAGTAAAATTAGGTCGTTCTCTCCATAATCAAATGCAAAACAATGACAATATGAAAACAGTAGAGTATGTCATTATTGAAAACCAGATTAGTCCAATTGCAAATCGAATGAAAACATTACAAGGGATGTTGACTCAGCATTTTATTAGTTTAGGCGTTCCTTATATTGAATTCATATCGTCTAGTAATAAATTGAAAGATTTAATACCCCAATCTACTGCAAAAACGTCATATAAGCAAAATAAGCAAAATAGTATAATCCATTGTACAACATTGCTAAAAGAGGAAATCCAGAATTCAGAATCATGGATCTCTCATTTTCAAGGATCGTCAAAAAAGGACGATTTAGCGGACTCTTTTTTACAAGGTCTTTGGTGGAGAAAGAAAAACAAAAAGTGAATAGACACCAAATCGAATTCGAAATTAATTAAATAAATATATATTTGTTGCGTACAACTTAAAAATAAATAATGAGAATACATCATAAATCATGGAAGTCGTCGATATAGATTTAGACACAATCCCAGTGGATGACAAGCCTGTTAGTTTTAGTATAGAAAGTGATGAAAAACCATCGGTTTCTTTTGGTAGTGGTATTGAATTATTAATGAATGAAAAAAAGAAATCATCTTCTACTTCTACTAAAATAGATTTAGCTGAATTGGATAATTTAGAATCAGAATTAAATGATTTATCCAGTACAGCACCTACTAATTATGGTGGGTCATCGGCATCTACCGCACCAGAATCGAAAACATTAAGTGGTTTAGGCGGTTTTGGTGGATTAGGAAATATGTTTGGTTTAGGAAAAAATAACGAGCCTCAACAACAATCATCATCTTCTTCATCATCGTCGGGATTAGGACAAGGTACAAAAGATACCTATGACGGTGGTGCGAAAACATGGGATGGATTTAGTAAAATGAAAGAGGATGTACCCAAAGCGCCTAGAAGTAGTGCAAATTTAACTGAACGTGAAAAACGTCGTAAGAAGCGTATTATGATCAAAAAGTTGGAAGAATGGGCCGAAAAGGGTACATACAAACATGGATCGGTTTTTACTATGGATTCCGATTTTGATGAAGTAGAAGATGAATACGAAGGTGCTTTAGAAGAAAAGA